AGTATTAATTAAAGAATTTCCTGCTTCTAAAGCACTTGAAACTGTAAGGCTTGAAGAAAGAACACTTCCTGCAAAAGTTGAGTTTTGTGAAGCATCTATTGTTAAGCCTAAAGTTGGAGTAGAGCCTGTTTTTACAATAAAAGTTCCTGCTGTACTAATTTCTGCACCACTTGTATTGTTTTCAGGTGTCATAAAAGAATTAGCATTAAACTTTAATTTTTTTGCTGCTGCTATATTAATATCACCTGCAAAAGTTGTGTTGTTTCCGCTTATAGCAATAGGTGCATCTGTTAGTGTATTACTATCAGACCACATAACTACATCATTAGCTGTTCCACTACCATCAACAAAAGCTGTTGAATTAAAAGCATTACTTCCTAGTGTTCTCTTGCTTACAAGATTACCTGAACTAATCATTAATGCTGAGGTTTCTGTTGAAGTTCCTATTGATGCACCAAACTCAAGTAATTCAGTTGAGCCAGTTAATAATTTGAACGTACCTCCACTATGAGCTACCCAACTGTAATCAAAATCTCCACCAGCAATATTAATTGCAGAGCTAGTGCCATCATAAATTTGTATTTCTTTATTAGCGTTTGAGCCAAATGTTGAACTTCTACCATATAAAATATTTTTACTAAATATATTAACTGCACTACTTCCATCAAGCCTGTAATATTCTGTTATTCCACCAGAGCCATCATCTGACCTTAGTATAATATCTTTATCTGCTGTATTTTGGTCTATATATAAGTTATCTGAGCTGCCATATATTTCTGCATCATTCCCTGTTCCAAATCTAGCTTTTGCATTATCTATAAAATCAATCCCACTACTTGTATTATTAACTGATATTTTAGTAGCACCTGTTGTGTTTCCTAACGCTAATACTTCGCTTAAAGTGTCTGCTAAACCTGCCTGTGCATCTACATAAGCAGTCGTTGCAATTTTAGTTGAGTTATCACTTGCACTCTGTGTTGTAGCAATCGCTCCATTTGCTAATGTAACCACTCCACTTGTTGCAGAAATCGTATTACCATTAATATTTAAATTATCAATTTGTAAGTCACCAGTTATTAAAGCATTTCCAACAACTTCAAATTCTTTTCCGCTTGTTGGTGTGCTAGATGTGTCTGATGTTGGTTTTATGAAAAGGACAGCTGTTGATATATTTACCGGTGAGGCAACTCCAAACCCATCTTCAATATTTTTTACCGATGCTGTTAATCCGTCATTATCAGATAATTTAAGTAAGCCATCATAAGTTGATGCAATGGTTTGTCCTGTGAGTGTCGCCATAAAATAAGAATATTATATTAGCAAATTTACGGAATTTTATTTGTTTACATTCCGCCTCGATTCCTGGGTTTTTTATATTGTTTTGATTGTTTATTATTATGGGACAGGTTTTTAGAATGACGGCCTGGTCTTTTTTTTCTAGGTTTTTTATAAAATGTAAATATGTTTTTACTTGCCATTATTTACCTTTAATAATACTGCTAGCCTTTTCAGTTGTACGCCCTCCAAAATATGCTAATACAACAGCCATCATTACTTTCTCAAATGTATCGTTCCATGTAGTACCTATGTTAAAAGGAATTGAATCAACTGAATCCAATATGCCAGCAAAACTAAACACCACAATGCACCAAACAAGAACAAGAGGCCTAACGTTTTTAGTAAGCCAACCACCTTTAGAATCCGCAACCCATCTTGTACTAATCTCTTCCATTTCCTTATTTTGTTGTTCATAAATCAAAGTTTGTAGTTTTATTTTATCCTCCGTTGGTATCTTAGCTTTGGTTATTTCAGCAATAGCATCTTTTGGACTAGTAACACCATTTAACACAGCTCCTAATTGAGGTGATACAATACTAGCAGCACCAAATAATAATTTGCCAACTGTGGATTCTTTAAACGGCTTTTTTATTTTACTCATTGCGAATTATTAAAATTACTTATTTCAGAATATTCTTTTTTTGCATCAAAACAGGGACATACTTTTTTATCAGTGAAATCATTATGACCATAAACAACAGCATTTGGAAACTCAAATTTTAAATCCATTAATAAATTAAATAAAGAATCTTTTTGTTCGTCTGTTCTAGTGTCAATCCATTCCTCCATGTGTTTATCCATCCCACCAACATATGCAATACCAATACTGTCTTTATTATGTCCAGCTACATGCGCACCAGATTTTTTTACTGGCCTTCCTAGTTCAACAGTTCCATCTAATCTAATTAAATAATGATACCCAATATCTGACCAGCCATTGCCTTTTACATGCCATCCCGTAACATCTTCAACTGTAAAATCTTTAAATTGTGGTGTAGCTGTGCAATGGACAATGAGTTTATTTATTTTTCTCATAATCTATAATTTACACCAACACTAGAATTAAAAATTTCTGTGTCCCAAAACTTTGTATATTCACCCTCAATAAATATTCCAAACCTATTTAATTTAATTCCTATAATTGCGCCAAACTGATAATCCTCCCATTGTTCTAATTCACTGTCTTTTTTCAATCCGCCTTTTCCCCAATTGTTACGATTCATATATGAATATAATTCATCACCAGAAACATATTTATGATATGGCGGTAAATAATTAGCATAAGCTACAATCCAATGATTGTTTCTTTGATGTGCAAAGTCAATACCTACTATTGGTGAAATAACACCAAAACCATCAAGCTCATCCCAAATTTCATTATTAAACCTATTCATAAGGTCGCCAAATATATCTTGTCTAAATTGTATATCAGAATAACTTACTATATTACCAGCTTCATCTTTCCATATCCAATCATATCTTTCCTCTCCTGTGTCTAAATCAGTATATCTAGTACGATGGTCTGAGTACCCATAAAGATACCCTAAGCTATACCAAGGATTTAAAGGATAAGTATATGTCAAACCAGTATTTGGGTCAGTATTCGTAATAGTTTCATTAAGCCATATTTCAATAGGATTATAACCATAAGCAGTTTGATGTGTTCTATACATACCACCTAAACTTATACTAAATTTATTGCTAATGGGAACTCTAAATCTAAGCTCTGCTGATTGATATTTAAAACCAACGTTACCCTGTTCCCTTTGTTCTAGTTTAACAATATGATATTTACCAGTATGTCTAATAAAATATCTAGAATTTGTAAATTCTTCGCCACGTTCTCGTTCAAACTCAATGTTTACTAAATATTCCCATCCTTTTACCGCTGCTGTAGGTGCTGATAATGCTACTAAAGATTCTTTTCCGTCAATATAATTGTCTTTTATTTCAAAGTCAAACATTGCAATCCTTCTAATTCCAAATCCATATCTATAATCAAATGGGTAATATTCTGTTACATCAATTACTCTTGGTATATCATATAAATTATCATCACTTGGTCTTTCTACAAAATAATCTTTTCTAGTGTTCTCGTATGCATTAGACATATCTCCTGCTACATAAACAGTTGAATATTTAAAGACCTCATCATAAATCTTTTTAAATAGCTGTGCGTTTATGTTAGTTATAAAAAGTAGAGCTAGTATTGTTATTAGTTTATTCATATCTAAAATTTATCTTCAATTAATTTATCTATTTCTTTTTCTAGTTTTGTTTTGTAATCTTCTGGCATTTTTAAAGTAATGTCAGCTTCAATCCTATATATTTCTTTACCATTATTGTATAAAACTATTGATGGTAAAAATTCAATATTTTCTTTTATGAAATAATCTTCATGCTTAATGTTTTCAAAGTCAAAAACATACGTATTATGTTTATTGTATTTTTTTATTGAAATTTGCTCAACAAAACTTGCACTAAACAAAACAACGCTGACATTTTCTTTATAGTTTTGACTACTGGCAATTGAAACAAATAGGACAGTTAACAGGACACATATTTTATCTTTTAAGTTCATATAATCTTTCTTCTATCTTTTCGACAGTTTCTTTTATTTCTTTGACATCCTCTTGAATATTCTCAACTTGTTGCTGAGTCAAATCTATTTGCGAACGCGTCAATTTGTCTTTGAAATCAAGCTCTTTTGATGAAACTGGAAATTCGGGTAATTCCTTAGCCAATGCAATGTCAGATTTTAATGTAAAAAAAATTCCAGCTAACATAGCAACAAAAGTCACAATCATTCCTATTGACTTTAAATCTAATTTTACTTGTGTATCCTCATTTAAAACTTTACTCATTTTCTTTAAATTTCCATTACTCTGTTTTGCAATTCTAAAACTGCTCTGTAATAAGTATGACTTTTAGTGTCCTCTCTTAAATAATTAATACTTTCAGCCACACTAGTATAAATTTTAAAACCATCACTAGCTAAATTCAAATAACTACCCTCTCTGGTTCTAAGCAAATTTAAGCAATCTGAAATTAATGTGTTGGCAGTCAGTTCACCACCATTATCAGTTATAAATCTAGTTACAACTTCTATTCTAGTAGTCACCTCAGTATTGAAAGAAGTTCTGTTTTGGTCCACTTCATTTAAGTCAACACCATAAATTCTTATATATGGAAATGTTGCTGAGCTTGGCACACTACCGTAAACAGGAACAACAGACCCACCAGATGAAATATTACCTATTAATGCAGTCAATATTTTTTGTCTTATAAATTTAGTAGGGTCTTTCATTATGTCAATTCTTTTAACTTTTTAGTAATTCTTTTAAGCAAATTTAAGAATTCTGTTCTAGCTGATGGAAATAAAAAAGGTCTAGCTGGTAAATTAATATTTTTTATTCCTCTGCCTTTGAATTGTTTTGCATAAGAATCCGGAATGCCTAGAGCTTTCATATCTGTTAAATCAACTTTAGAGCCTGTGCCAAATTCTATATAAGGGGCGTAATTTTTACCGGCCTCAACAAATGCTTTTTTGCCAGAATGAAATGTTTTTATTGATTGTTTTAGACCACCAGTATCAACAGGAACTTTTCGTTTTGACCTACGTTCAATTGCAAATCCAGTTTTCCCTATTTCATTTGACAATTCCTGACCAGAATACTCTTTTAAACTCTTAATTTTTTTTTTTAAAAGTCTTAAGTCTTTTTGGTTTATTTGAGCATTGACATTCATTATGTGGTTTCACTTGTTAAAACAGCTTGAATAGTCACAAAATATTTATAATCAGATTGAAATATTTTAACAATTCTGTAATCTGGATTACTGGTACTATCAATTTTAAAAATATCATTTACCCTAACTCCAGATAAACTTTCTTTTCTGCATATTACTTCAGCAACAACCTCACGCCGTCTCAAGCCATTTTCGTCAACTATGGGGCCGTCTAATTCTTTATAATGTCCCCAAACACTACTTGTTGTTGTAAAGCCCGTCTGAAAGCCTCCAAATCCGTCTGAGGATTGGCTGGGTCTATAAAATAAAATTCGTGTATTTAATTTCCCAGCATCCATTAAACAAACATTGATTTAAAAGATGCAACCATTTGTTTTGATGTCATTGGTATTTTAGAGACTAAAGTTCCAGTTTTAAAGTCAGCTCTGTTGTCGTAAAATGTTGCAACCATTTGCATAATTGCATTTTTAATCAGTGTGTCTGAAATGCCTGACGTTGTATAATTAATTTTAATCTTTTCGTATGTATAAGGAAATTGATTAGAACTAACATAAGATGGCGAACTATCTAACTCAATACTTTCTTTGTCTAATCCAACAACGGTATGTGTTGCAGTTAAACCATCTACGGTTACTGATTCAATTGATGCTATTGGTCCAAAAGGTATATCAATCAATCCATTAGATTTATCTAAATAATAAGTTCTAGTTTTTGATATAATATCTCTAGAAATATAATTTTCTAAAACAATTCTTGATTGTTTAACCATATCAGCAATTAATGAATCGTCAACTGAATGGTCAACTCTTAAATAATTTTTTATTTCCGATGTTGGCACAATTGATGTATCACTTCCAGTGACAGAATTAATTTTTATTTGTCTCATTTTGTTTCTTTAGAATCTTTTAATTCTTTTGTCTCTTTTTTATCTTTAACCTCTTTAACTTCAACAGCCCAGCCACCGTCAATCATTTCTTTGCCAATTTTATCATTTACATTGAATTCTTTATTTTCATTATACTGAACAGAACCAATAATTACAGATTTATTTTTTGTTTTGATTTTCATAATAACTTTTTTGTAAAGTTAAAAAAAAAGCACCAAACAAATTGGTGCCTTTAATAAATGAAAAAAACTAACTTATCAAATCAAAGTTATTAAAATTTTTTTGATAAACACCACCATCTGTAATTTTAAAACTTTTTTGACCTAAATTTTTAATAATGTAAAAAGCATTTTTTGCCTCATGCCACAAAGCAAAGTAATCAACATCATTTGTATCATAAAATGTGCCGCCTGACCTTCTTAATGTTATTTGAACAGAATTACCATGTTTATATCTGTCTTTACCGAGATATTTAACCTGTATCTTGAAAAGTTTACCAGCCTTTTCAATTATGCAATCGTATTTTGTGGAATCCAATAAAGGAAACGAAATATTAAATCCTTTAAGCATTGCAGTTGTTGCAAAATGATATTCAGCAAAACAACCTTTTTGATTTCTATTCACATAAATATATGTAATATAAAATTAAGCAAAAAAAAACTGAGGCCGAAACCCCAGTTGAACACCTAATTAAACAACTAACTAATTAAAAATATGAAACAAAAATATTAGGTGCTGTTCTTTTTATTTTTAGACATTTGCCATTTCAGCATTGAGTCTGTTTGTTTTTCTTTTGATAATTTTTCCCAGCCAGGCTCTAATGCTGGATGATTTAAATTAAATATTTTCATAAATTACTAATATTAATATTATTATAAATAAAGCAGCATAAGATAAATATAATAGCTTTGCTGTTTCACTGTAGGATTCTTTTCCGTGTTTAGTAAGTTTTCTCATTTTATATATTGTATTCTGTTAAAAAAATCGTCTACTAATTCATGCGCATTGTAAGGACAATTTTTTATGTCAAGAAAAATATAATCAATAAAATCTTGAGCATAAATATGTAAATCTTTTTTAATTTTTTCTTCTTGAGTTTCGTACCCCTCATGCCAACCACATTTATAAAGCATTTCGTATTTAGGCCCTAGAATATATTTAAATACAATATCGCTTGTATAAGAATCTACTGTTGTTTTTTTTATATACATGGTTATAATTTTGACTAAGTTAAAAATATATTTTGTAAAAACAACTATTATTTAAAATAAACTTTCAATTATTTTAATTTACAGATAAAAAAAAGAGGCCCGAAAGCCTCTAATTTCAATATAAAAGATATTATTACGGAGTCTCTAATGCTGCTTTTGCAGTCGAGAATGTTCCATGTATAATAGCTTTTGGAAGATATGTAGCTAATGCACCTCTTAGTTGCGCTCTAACAGTGATAAAATTCTTTTGAACATTGTCACTATCTTGCTCAAAGAACTCTAAACTTACATTATCTCTCACCCAATATTGACACGCCTGAGCAAAGTTTGCTACTAGGAATTGTCCATTAGGGATTTCAGTATTTAGAATTACAGGCACTCCCATAAAACTAGGCTGTAGTCCTTGGTATACTTGGTCTTTTAGATAATTGTTTTGAGTATCTTTTAATAAGAGAATCTTATGAAAATCAGATGGGTTCAACACTATGTTGTCCGCTCTGTATTCATTTAAAGCTAATGAATTCATTGTTGCAATTAATACATCAAACTCATTTGCACTTTCAACTGAATCAGCAAACGGATTGTTTGTTGATGTGTCAAATGCTGTTCCTGAATTGAATAAACCTAGGAAGTTTGGTGAAACACCATTTCCGCCTACGATTTGGTCATCTTCAGCTGTCAATACCTTTCCAGGTATTCTAGAACTTAAGTATGAGCTTAATTGGTCATAATCCTCAACCATCTGTTTAGATAGTCTTAAATATGTTCCAATCAATTGAACATTAGCGTCAACAGCTTGAAGGTCGAAGTCAGTTTGACCTAGCACATTACCTTCAGCTTTTGCTCCAGCTCCGTCTGAATAACCAGATTCTTTAACGTATCTGATTACATCTGATTGAGTTGAACCAACTGGTATGAAGTCTCTGAAGTGTTGCGCTCTAGATGGGTCCTTAAAGACACCTGGCACTCTTAAAGGTGCAATTACATCACCCGTAAAATCTGCCGTAGTCATATCAGCTTTTAAATCAAATCTAGCTGACCTAGTATTCCCTTTGACAAAACTGTCGATTGCTCCGCCACTTAAGGCGTCTTTTAATGCGGATTTAAAACTTACTGGTTTTTCAGCTTCAAATCTCTTTTTTGATTCAATTTCAGATTTATCTAATCTGTCATTGATTTCTGTTATTTTACCAGAAACATTTTCAATGCTGGATTTAACAACAGCCTCAGTTTCAGCTTTCATTGTTTCGATAGCTTGTAATGAGGATTTTTCAATTTTAGAATCAATAACACCTGTGATGTTATCTAATTCTTTTTTGATATTATTATCCATTTTTAAATTACTTTTTTGTGAGATTGTTATACAAATATTTAAGTAACTCATCATCATTGTTTTCTTGTTTCGGCAAAGTGTTTTTTGGCGACTTTGTGAGTTCAATAAGATATGATTTGAGTTTATAAATTTCAGATTCAATTGCAAATGCAAGTTCGTCTGAAATATTGTTTTTACGAATTATCTTTATTAGATTATCGTAACGTGAGTAAATGGCCTCTAATGATTTAGTTCCTTTTACATCTAATATTTTTGCTTCGTCATTGGCCGCTAGTGTAACAGCTGATACCTCATAAAGTTTAACCTCACGGATTTCCCTGTAATTACCTTTGTCCTCTTTGACTATTGGCATTATACCAACTGAATTTTCTGTTATGACACCAGCTTTCATAAGCTCAATGACGTCCTTTCCTAATTGAGTTTTTGGAACCTCAGCAACAAAAACCAATCCTTTGTCATCCTCATAAAGCTCATTCATTTTTCCGATAGGCTTATTCATGTCATGCTGATATAAATATTTTACTCTAGAACCATTTTCCATAATTGTTTTTTTATAGGAACCGGCTCTAATAATATCTTTGTCTGAATCTATATTATCAAAATAACTAGCATAACCTTTGACGATACCTTTATTTTCATCAGCATCCATTATTTCGCCAATAGGGGATTGCTTAAAAATTATTTTATTCATAACGAAATTTTCAGTAAAAATACAAATAAATTTTTTTAAGTTCTTTGACCTACAAGACCAAAACCTATTTCATCTAGCTCAACACTAGAAATTGCATCCTCGTCTGGTATTGGGGCCGTGGAACACCTACAATTTATTACGTTACCGGCCGAACCTCTAGGGTCTCCAGGATAAGCTAGGTATTGGCCACCAACTAAAAAGTCAGCATCAAAATTAACAATTTGACCATCAGCCTCACGGTGAGCTGGTCTTACTCTAGCATCAGAACCAGCAATCCATTCTTTTTTCATTTGACTGCCTGGAAATATTTGTCTAGCTGTTTCCTGTGTTGCAAAGTTAGCGGCCAGGGCGGATTCCGTTCTAACTATTCTAACAGCTTGATATTGACTGACCTCCTTGAATTTTCTTTTTAATATTCTAGCTTGAGCATCAGTACCCTCGGCCATAAATGTTTCATCAGACATTAGCTTTTGTATTGTTTGTTGAAATACTTTTCTAGCTGTTGCAATAACACTGACCACTCTAATACCAGCCATCTCTTCACCTTTCTTTGCAAAGGCTTGATTCCAATAATCTAAAAATTGCCTAAAGTCAACACCTTTTTTTAAATATTTATCAAAGTTTGTAGCGTACCATTTACCTTGTTTGATGCCAATATCTAAATACATTTGTTTATATAAACCAGTCATTGAAATGACATTCATTATTAATTCAGGATTTATTTGCCCTAAAGAAAATTTATCAATGGCTTTGTTATAACTATCATTATAGTATTTCCGGAAAATTCTGATTTGTGTCTTTTCGCTTTTTGTCAATCTATCCTCATAAGCCTCACGCCAATTTTCTTTAAATTGCTTACTTAATCTGCGCATTATTCATCTAGTTTATCCAAAGTTTTTTCAGACCAGCTTAGCATAGCCTCACCACCCCATCCTAAATATGCAACATATCCTTTGTCTTTCCAGGGAGTGTCTTTAAAGTCAGGATTAATTTTATTATATCCACCTCCTTTGGTCCTTGATAAAAAACTAAAAGTTCTTTTAACTGTAGATAAACTCAAAGATTCTCTGCTGATAAGCTGGTTCATCCTTGCAAGTCCTACTTTAGTCATACCATCCACTTCGTCTCTGCCATATTTATCAATCCAGTTCTTTACTCTTTTAGCGTTGTTAGTTGCGCTTTGTGGGTAGTCGTCAAACATTTGTTTGCTTTGATATGATTTTTCTTTACTAGACAATGGATGTTCCTCAGGCAGTAAATCTGTGTCATAAGGCGTTCTTCTAAATCTGTTGTTTCTCAAAGCATATAATAATCCAGAAACACGGCCAAACGCCCATTGTTCCTCAGACCTTACATTTGGTCTAACCGATGATGGGTTTGTTCTATATGCACCAACACCACGTCTAAATGATGCCGCTAACATTCCGTATGTAGCTCTGGATGATGGTTTGTCGCCATGTTCTTCATTATGTTCCTCGACCCTTCGTCTTAATCCAGTTTCTACATTAGGTGAAATCTTTGGAGCTTTGCTTTGGTCCTCATTATCATAGTTATCCTTATCATCTTCATGAGGTTCGCCATAATGATATTTATTATTTTCAATTGCTCTTTCATATTGTTCATGAGATTCAAAAGGCATATAAACATCCTCACCATCAAATTGATGCACATGAAATCCACGCCCCCCTAAATCCTCAGCTCTATCCTCAGCCTCACCTCTAGTTGTAAACACATCAGTCATTCCAGGAACTTTAGATTTTACATTTAGTTTTTTAAACCTTTTGTCAATGTCTGGGTCTAAAGGCTCAACTGGCGTATCGTCAACAGCATTCAAAGGAATAAGGTTTGCTGGAATATAATAATCATTTAGCTTTGCATCATCCTCATCAGCACCGTAATTCATTGCAGCTCTTTTTTCATTCATTGTTAACCACCAGGATTGAGAAAGCTGTTGAACAACTTTGTCCATTTCCTCTTGAAGTTCTGGTATGACAGTAAAATCAAAATCAATATATAGTTTTTCACCAAATTTAGGGGCCAACCATCTATTGAGTTCATCTCTTATTTTTATCATTTCTGGCATCACACAGTTTTGATATAAACTCTTTTTAGCCTCTTTTACATTGTTATAAGTAGATGATTCTGTGTTGTTAAGCAATACAGCTGGGACAGAATAAATATTTGCCAAATCTTTTATTGAGGCATTGTATTGTTCTATAAGTGATAAATCACTGGCAGCCAATCCAAAATTCACCCATGATAATTTCTTTGGTGTGATTATAACATCACCAGCATTATTAGAACCCTGGTGCGCTTTCCTAAACTTATCTTTTAACGCTTGAGCTTGAACCTCATTTAAATCACCCTCATCAGCATATAAAACACCTCTAGCTGTTTGATTCTGTAAATATTTAACACCAGTAGTTACAGCCTCATTATTTGTTGTCAAAGTTCTTAGTCCAGCTTTTAATGGTGACTGACCATAAAGGTGTGAGCCTGTTCCTGTATAATCTGGGTTAAAATCTTTAATATGTAATATATCCTCAGCTCTTATATCATAAGCTCCTTTGTAGTCCAATCTGTATGCTTTTACAGGATTCATTAAACCACCAGAAACAATTTCCATGAGCTGAGATGGTAAAACGTAAAGTTCTTTATATTTAGATGCATTGCCACCTGTTTCAGGCCCTATGCCATATATATATCTGTTTCCTGTTAGTTTACCAAATGCAACTATTTCTGACATCCAGGAATTATAAGATTGTGCTGGATTTGGCCTGTCTAATAATTGATGTAATTCTGTGTCATCTAATTCTATCAATGCTGATTTTCTAAGCTGTTCTGCCTTAAGCAATACATTTGTGTCCAATCCAGATGATGTGATTGACTTATATCTTTTTAAATCATTTTCAGATTTCTTTTCATATATAACAAAAGGAATTGTTGTACACGCTTTGGATATAATATTCACAATGGAATAAATTGTCGCATTACGTCTGTAACCATGATTGATATATGTATCATCATTTTCTTTGGCAAAAACAATGTTATTGCCCATATAATTAAATACAGCTCTATTATAGGCCTCGGCTGTTCTTTGTAAATTCTTGTTTGAAAATAGATTTCTAAACCTATCGTAGATTGATGCCATGTAAAATTAATTTTATTTTATGTAAAAATACAAAATATTGATTTGTTATTAAACAACAAAAAATTCGGTCCTGTTTTTATATCTAGAATAAACGCCATATCTAAGGCTATCACAAAAGTGGTCCGTCTGATTTGGCTTTGGTTTATTGATTAGTGTTCCGTCTTTTAATTCATCCCAGCTGTAACTGTAATATTCTTTTATAGCATTTTTGGATTCTTTTGATAATATTATCTGAAACTCTTTTAATAAAGATATACCAGCCGATATGGAGCCTGGTCCTTTAGTTGCGGCCTTAGCTATTATTCCCAAACGTCTGAGTTCCTCAATACTTTTTGGCTCAGCACTATCACAATACATTATCCTATCATCTAGACTATTTGTTTTTAAAAAATTAGCAATATCACCATTTGTCATACCAGTTTTATATAAAAGCTCATGCACATATATTTTATCTTTAACTTTTGCATATTCTATAATTACACAACTATCTATTGTATAGCCGAAATCACAGGCCAGATACAATTCGTCAAACTCTGGAAACTCATCTCTAGGTTTAAATTCCCATCCAGTAAATATTTGTTTATTAGATATTACAGCTCTTTGACCCTCACCATATACACGCCATAAATCAGGATTCCTGTCTTTCATTGATTCTATTTGTTGAATAACAGACGGCTCTAAAAAATGATTGTCTTTATAAGTTGAATGAAATATATCAACACCCCCTGGCATATCTTTGTCATCCATTATATCATAAATAAAGTGTACTGGCTCAGATGGGTTAAAACAGCAAATGATGTGGTCTGTGGTCCTCATAATGATTTGTTGAAATTCATCATATCCACATTCGTCAATCTCACAGAAATAACATATATCACGCTTTGACCCTTTAATTTTTTGAGCATCATCCAAACTAAAAAACTCTATTTTATGTTTGCCAAAAGTGAAAATGTTTTCTGTTTTATTAAATGTTCCATAATCATAAACTCCTAGCTTTTGACTTACTTGAATGAAATCTCTTAACACAGACCTTTTTAAACTTGGCAACGTGGCCCTAACTATTGATATTGTCAATGGAATTTGTTGAGTCGTAATTAAATACAATAAATACTGAATCAACCCAACTGTTTTACCGGACCTAGAACCGCCAACAAATATTTTAAATCTAGCTTGGGATTCCCTAGCTTGATAAAATTGGATGTTGCAGTATTCTTTTATTTTTCTTTTGCTGGTGTCCATTCAATGACTTTAGATTCAACAGAACCCTCAACAGCTATCTCAGAACGTTCAATGTAACCTCTTTGTTTGCCTTTGGTTTTCATATAAAATAAAACAGATGGAACATTCAGGTCATCAATCAATTCATGCAGCTTTGATTCCACATGGTCCAATGTAGCGTTCTGTAATTCATCAACGGCCTCTTTATATTTTTTATCTTTTCGCATCCAATCATAATGAGTTTTTCTAGTAATACCCACCTCAAAAGCCGCTTTAGTAACTATGCAAAGATTTTGTTCCATTGCTGTAATCATTTGCCTTTTTTTATATGTAACATTTTGTTTACTCATGTTACAAAAATAACAAAAAAAAACCCCCTAAAAAAAAGGAGGTTTATTATAAGAAATGAGGATGGGTTAAATTCTAGAATTTTTTAATCTCTTTTAGTTTCTTATTACATCTAATCATTTCTTTAGCATAAGATATTATTTCAGATTCATTATCTTTTAAGGTATTTTCATTGTCTGACGATTTATTTAACCATTCTAACAATAAATTAATCTCTTTTATAAGATGACTGCTTTCAATCCTTAAATTAATTCCAGCTGATGATAATTTAAATATTAAACCATGTTCATAATTTGGTAATTTAATTTCCAATGTGAAATGCGCAATATTTATTCCGTTATGTAAATCCTCAATTTTATCTAGTTTTATTATGTTTTTCAATTTGTTTTGTTTTTAAAAAGGGAGGTTTTACCCTCCCCTGTGTTATTATTTGTTTAATAATTTACTGTAAGATTCTTTTTTACAGTCCCAATCAAAATTGTAATTATATTTTTTATGTAATTCCTTTCTTTCTTCATCTGAACAAAATTCTATGTAAATTGGTTCTGGAAGGCTTCTAAAAAAATCTAATTCATCTTGATATTTTTTTTCTATGTGATAAACTTGTTTAATGTACTTGTCGTAACTTTTCATAATGTTTTGTTTTTAATATTGTTTTAGATTGGCTTGTTCTAATTTTCTTAATAAACTTTTTACATTAGATACAAGTAATTCGTTACCTTTTTTGCTACCCTCTTGCATTACTTTTACAAGTGATGAAACAACTAATTTTTCTTCGTAATAGTTTAATTCTAATTTTAATAATTTATTTCTTTCCATTTTGTTTTGTTTTTAATTATACTGCTAATTTAAAATTTATTTTCAATATACACAATATTTTTAAAGTTTTTTTTTAATTTTTTTTATTTAACTCATATAAGTGTAAAAATAAATCCCATATTTTATCCGATGCAATAGATTGGTTTTTATATGTTATTGGTGATTTTGTTATTTTACCATTGTCGTTAAGCTCAACATAACATTCTTTACGGTTTCTAATTGGAACAATATATATTTTAATTCCATTTTTTAAACACCAGGATTGCGCATCTAAATATTTATTTCCCATCTTTTAATAGGGCCATACCCAATGTTAAATAATTAATTGCATCAGCATATCTAGTTTTGATAGGCTCAGATTCAATTGTTTCCTCATTTTGTGCATGAGTTAATATGGATTGAATGTGTTTATGAAGAAACACAGCCCAAACTTGAATAGGAGCTATTTGAAGAGCCTCTGCCGTTGTTTTAAAGTTATTTAATATATCAGTGTTATTCATTGTATATTCTGGCTGTTTAGTGTTCATAATTGATTCAGCTAATTGTAACAAGTCAACTCTAAGTCTTTGATATTCGTCTTTTGTCATTAGAATGGTATTTTATTTTTTATTATCGGTTTTATTTCTGTTTGGACTACCTTTTTATAAACACCACCATTATCAAAGTCAGGTGCTAATGTAAATGTTCCTAGTTGTCCGTTTTCCTTTCTTTTTACCTTTTGGATATGTATTTTAACTAAATCAGAACCATATTCTGTCTTTTCGCCAATAACCCTTTCACATACTAATCCATTGAATGTTTTATTAAAAAAGTCAGCGGAACCAGAAATCTTATATAAATCTACTTTTTGAAACTGTCCATTCTCTGATTCAATCTTTTTTGGATGTGCCACTAAAAATAAATGTGTATTTGTTTGTTGAACAAATTGTGTTAGTAAAGATAATTTATGGCCTATATATCCAAAATCACGCTGTGTCGTATGGTCTAACATATTCCACGGGTCAATAACACAAACGTTAATCCCGCGCTGAAATACCAATTGCCTAAACTCTTTTAATATAGATTCTAATGATAAATTTTTTAGATTTATTTTGACCCAGTAAAAATGCTCCATAATAAAATCTTTAGTTGCATTTAACATATCATTATCACAATTTTGACCATTTAACTTGTTAGCAATTCTTTTTATGTGACCCTCATAAGGAAAAGACTCAGGTGCAAATATTGCACACCTAAAATTGTGTTTTTCTGCTAAATTGCACATCAACTGGTCTAAAAAATCAGATTTACCGTGGTTTGGAATGCCGGTCAAAACAGACCATTGAGCCAAAGAAATATTAAATAAATCATTACATTCAAAACCAATATCATAAGTTTTAACACCTTTTTTATTAAAATTTAAAACATCATCCCAAATATCATTTATATTAACTATTCCGTCCAATGGAAAGTTCTTTGCTGTTTTAATGAGTTCTAACAGCGTTTCTTTATTTTTCGCTACCAATACATCATTTGCATCTTTACAGTCCTTAAAATCAACGTATTTGCATTTGTAAGCTCCAAAACGCCTAGCTAGTTCATTTCTTAGTGACAAACCAGCATCATCATTATCTGTGCATATTACAATAGTTTTTTTGTTTTCAAAGTATTTATAACAATTATCTAAGTATTCTAATTTAGTATTTCCTTTGGATGCCCCATTTGGAACAGAACAAACGTTATAAATGCCACATTGATACAATGTAAGGGCGTCAATTTCACCCTCAACTATATAAACAGTGTCTGTGTTTTTTATAAAATCTAAACCATAAAATATTAATTCAGCCCCTTTAGATAATTTAAAATTCTTTTTACCATCTCTATATTTAACATTTATTAGTTTACCATCTCTATAATAATTAAAATGTATTGCTTTACGCCTTTTGCTTATTTGTGGAAAATAAGTTGTTGATTCAGATATTTTCCATGTCTGTAAAGTGTTTTCAATAATTTTACGATTAGCAAACCATTTTATCACATTCTCACTTAACTTGTTTTTATTCTCTTTTGGAATTATATATTCTAGTTTCTTTTTAAACTTTATAGACCCAGAGAAACCGCAATGATGACAATTATAAAGGCCTTTGTCAATATCAACGCTTAGAGATGGGTCGTTCTTTTTTTTTCTTTGGCTGTAGCATTTTGGACATTTAGTTTTTATTTGTCCATATTTTTTACCTTTTAGGTCAATACCTAGGTCTATATAATCATTCATCAAATTTTAATTTAGTTATTTTCCATTTAAGTCCCAATTTATTTAGAAAGACTTTTAAATTTTCAGAAAAGTACGTCCATTTACCATCATAATAAAATTTCTGAACTTGACATAAATGCAATGGGACATCATTATTGTCGTTTTTAAAAGAATGTGTTGCTTTTATTGTTATTGCTTTTTTTGTATGCCAGGAATCTGTTAGTCTTTCTAATAATAATCTTTGCCCTGTTGGTATGTCGTTATTTATTTTCTTTAATTCTATAAATATAATTGCCTTGTTATCAAATTCCAAAACAGCATCAATATCACTAGGGTGCATTGGACCATTCTGTAATCCATAAAAATCAATGCCCTGTTTTGCTTGATTTGAATTTCTAATTAGTTTCGACATAATTTTTTATTTCTTGAATCTCTGTTTCATTGAGAACATTTTTTAAATTGAATTCAGTCAATTTTATGTTGTTAGCAACCGCACCTAGTAATTTTTTATTATTAGAATCATAAATAAAATAAGATTCTAAATTTTTTACTTTATAATATGATTTAGGTTTTTTTGATTTATAAATCTCATTAAAAAAATCTATATACAAAATGCCATCTTTGTTTTTTTTTCTAAGTTTTAAAAGAGTTAGAAAATTTGTTTGCCAGAATTCATCATTGCGAATTGTTTTTATAATGCTATATAATTTTCTTAATGTATAACCGTCTAGTTCAATTAATTTATAAATACACTCAATCCATTTCAATTGGTCAGTATTGTTTTGGCAATATTTTTTTGGAAACAACGCCATGAAATGATTTATATTTTCTTTTATTTCTGAAAATAATTTTTCATTTTTAATTTTGATAGTATTATTATTATTCTTATTATATATAATAGTATTAGTATTATTATTATATATACTAGTATTCTTATATATATTAGTATTAGTAATAGCAGCTGACCGTGTGTGTTTAACCGTATGCGGTTTTTTTAACATGGTGACGTCAGAAATATAATAATTATACCCCCCAAACTTACCGCTATTTCGAACAGGAATTTTTGATAAATATTTGGCATTTTCTAACTCATTGATTTGTTTTCTTATAGTGTGGTCAGTAACGTCAAAAGATTTTTTGATGTCCTGAAATGTAATTGGCAAATTTGATTTTCTAGTAAACAACCAACAATAAAAACCCAATGCAGACAATGAAACTTTGGAATCAAATATGTTTTTTGGAACAACAATCTGATTGTCAAAACTTGGCGGTTTGTAAATTTTAGTCATCTAAAATATCATCTAAATTTTCACAGAATTCTCTAAATTCATTATACACACATAAAAACGTTTTGTGTGTGATGTGGTCATCCTCAAAAATGTCAAACAGCTTTTCAACTATTAACTCTAATTCATTTTGTGTTGATGGTCCCACATATTGAAAATCAATATCCTCACTGGATGTTATGGTCCAGCGAACTTTCTGAATTTTCTCATTCCAATATATATCTTTATTTAAGTGCATTGGCAAAATAATCATCTATACTTTTTTTGCAATAATTTATATCATTGGACCATTCAGCCCACCAGCCACAATCTTTAAGATACTGTAACCATTTTTTTTGGTTTTCAGTCGGTTTATTATAACCAGTTTTAAGCTCTAATGCAAAACCATTATATTTTTTAGAGGGGGTGAAAATCATAAGGTCTGGAACGCCTGGTTTTGTTCCGCACATTTTCATTTTATATTGCTCAAACGGTGTCCTTTTGCCCTCATTTGGGATGTGTGTGCAAGTTGCTTTTGGATATTTTGTATCAATGTATATCATAAGCTCATTTTGCATCTTATCCTCTTTTCCTAAATAATTATAATAATGGTTTTTGGCCCTCATAAACTTTAAAACCTGTGTTGTTTTCAATAAAATTTCTTTCCGTAAAAGACAAATCTAATTCACAATAAAATTCACCTTTAGACAAAAATAATGTTTTTTCTAAACCGTTTGATGTAAATAAAAAAAATTTATTAATGTTGTCCGATGATTGACATATTCCAAAATCATTTTTAATCGTAGTATTTTTATTAAAATCGTTTATAACTTGCAAAACATATTTCTGGTTAACATTTAAAGTTTCGCTTATATCAGTTTTGTGTGAATACTTACCTAATAAATATAATTTTATAATCTTTTCTTTCATTGTTGTTATTTTTCTCACAATAATTGAACACTGTCTTTAAAATCATTCCAGTTTTCGCCAGAACAAATACCTGTTTCTTTATAAAATTGCCAACGGTTAAAAGCCTCATGCCATTGTTGACGGCCTAGTTCAATTGATTTCTTTGTTAGACCAAAAACTTTAACTTTTGGCTCATCCTCTTTTGATATTGCAATAAACCTAAAATTTTCAGCTGGTACTGATAAAAAGTCACTGTAAAAAACAGCTTGTAGAAACCATTTATAAGTATAACAATCTTTACGAAAATTGTAAGCATTAACGGATTTACAGCTTTTTATGTCACAGACAAAATCTTTTCCTAAAATATCTGGTCGACACCTGACATCAATATTGTTAACAGTGCCGTAATGACTTATTTCAATTTTGCCATCTAATAATTTTACAGCATCTCTATTTTTTTTGAAAGAAACCAATATTTTTTTAAGCAAATTATAATTTGATTCTGATAATAAAATCCGACCATTGGCAATTTCCTGATGTTTTATTTTTAACTCTTTTCCGGCTTTAGTTCGTAAGTCAATATTTGGCATTATATGAAATTCTGTATCAAATAATTCAGGCTCTAATATTATGGTATGTATTGCCGAACCCAGTTCCAATGCCAAAGATGTTTTAAACTTTTTATTTAAATAATCTGTGACAGATGTTGATGAAATCTCTTTTAGACCTGAGGCTGAAATACTTTTATTAGAATGATAATCTGTGTTTGAATCTTTTAAAATTGAATTTAGTTTAATTTCTTTCATCAATAACTTTATTTTTATTTATGAGGATTCTGTTTTTTATTTCTAAATCATTTATAATTTCATTCTTTTTTTTCAGTTGCTTTCTTAAAAATTCTAGCATGAAATAAAGTTCTCTTTCACGGTCATCTCTTGCGCTTTGAACTTGTTTTGAGTTTTTTGTAATATTTATTGACATAATAAAAAAAAAGGCACAGTGATTAGCTGTGCCATAAATTAAACTTAAAAGGGTAAATCATTCCCTTTACTCACAGCCTCTTTATTTTCAGGCTTATAATCATTTATAGTGACTGAAACATTTTTACCAAATTGGTCTGTTTCTTTTTTATCATTTATAGTCAAGTTCACTAATTTTTGACCTTGATATTCATAAATGTAATCTTTTAATTCACTTAATTTTAAAGTAACATTTCTAAATGTTCCATATTGACCGCTTACTGTTTTTCCACTGCCAACATATATTGGTTTTTTATCTGCCATATTATATATTAAATTTTTGTTTTATTTTTTTGATTTGCTCCGATGAACCAACTCCAGCTTTTATTGCTCTTTTAGCCATATCGAGTGACGATAAAGCGGCTGCTAGTTCATTTGATTTTAAACTCTTGGATGATTTATCCTCAGAGCCTTTAAAATCTTCTTTTGTCCATAAATAAAGGCCCAAACCATGCAATGCTATGTTTTTAACAATACATCTTTTTATAGTTGTATTAACATCAAATGATGTAATATTTTCTAATAAAATTGATTTATTCCTATTATCTGTAATCGGTAACTGCTCTGGTAGTGTTTTATCATTGATTGTAACTTCAGTTTCAACCCATCCTGTTTTGCCATCATGATGATAATTAAAACCATCATTATTTTTTACAACAGAATAACTAACGTCAGAATAAATATTTGACAACATTGTCCAGGCATCAGCCCACGGTAGATAATCTAAATTACCCTTTTTTTCAATTTTGTCATTGACATTGATTGAACTTAAATTTTTAAATATAGTTTTTTCCATAAATTAATTTTCTAATAATTCCAAAGGCATAATAAACCCTTGTTCTTTTAAAATTTTGATTTCTTTTACTTGAAGTGAACTAGGATTTTCAAGTCTTGAATTTAGTGTTGGCCTAGTAATTCCCAACAATTCACAAATGTCGCCTCTAGTTTTACCTAAACGTTTCATTTCGTTACTAAAATATATTTTAAACATAATTGTAATTTTAGCTAAATAACAATTTTATTTTAAAAAATCCTAGTATTTTAAAAAAAAACTTTTAATCCTCTTTAATTGTAAGTGTATTTGTTTTGTCGTTGTCTTGATTTGGTAATCTAAATTTAATCCTGTATCTATTGGATTTTACTCTGTATTCCATTTGGTCAATAATACCAGAAACAGGCGCATAAGTTGAGCTTTGAAATGAACCAGCAAAATTTACAAAAATCTTAGATTCAAAACCTAAAGGATTTCCGTTTGTTATTTTATTTCTAAATGTCCCCTCAAACTCCGTTACCTTTGACCTGTTATCATTTAAGACCTGCTGTGAGGTTATTTCATTAAGCTGTTTATACGTTGTTGGATTATTGTCTCTTGGCCTAAAATATGCGCTAGAGGTATTGTGACCAGTGTAATCAAACTTTATATCTTTTTTGCCAGTAAATGTATCTGTAACCTCCCTGTGATAAACAATGTTGTTTGCAGCTTCACCTTGAAAGCCAAAATATACATCATCAAAATAAATACCATTGAAACCTCCATTTGTGCCATCTTCAATATTAGTGCATAAAAGCATAGGTTGAAAAACCATAGTAATATTTTGATTTGCAACATCCGATGCATCACTAATTGGTATATTATTAATTTCTTTTATTAGCCACTTGTTTAAATCATCACGGAATAACGTTATTCTGTTATTTACTAATGAATTTTTTTGATATGTGTTATCAGATTCTCTATAATAATAAGTGTCACTTCCAATAGTAAATCTGAATTGATAAAAAAGTCTAGCCTCAAAAGTCTGACCAAAAACTAAATTGCCTTGATTTGGGGCCTCGGCATCAATTATCATGTCATCTGGTATATCTAAATAATAACAAAATCTTAAAGTGTTTGGCATAACTCTATTTGAAACAGCTTGAACTAAATTTATATTATTTGCGAAATATCCAGCTGAGCCAGGTGAACTACTTAATACAAAACCAGTACCTTTTACAGATTGATTACCTGTTTTAACTACTGGATTAACTCCGATAGTAGTTGTATTTATAAGATTACTAGCTAAAGTATAACCAAAACTAGGGTCGCCCAATGTTGTATATTCAAAAGAATTATTTGGCGAAAATATTAATCTATTTTCGTTTTGTACATTCATTTTTAGATTTACTTCTTTGACTTGTTTTGATTGTCTTTTTACTAAATCAGCCCCTATGTTTTGAACATCCTGTGGTAATCTATATAAAACATTTTTTTGAACAAGACCTGAAAATGTGCCGTCAGTTGCAAATGTGACATACTGTATGTTTTCGGTTTCATTAGATTCTAAATTATTTTGCTCTGTTTGTCTAATGTTTGATGGTATTGTTCCACTAGCCGCTGATGTGGAAATTGCTTCCTTTTCAGCCTGTCCAGAATAACTAGAGTTACTTATAATATACCAACGGCTTTTTGATTGAAAAACTCTAGAGTTAATTGATTTTAAAATGTTTGTCAACTGTGTTTTGGCATCATTAATAAAACCACCTGGTTTATAAAGATTATCAACATCTGGAAACACACTTTCTAATGCTCTATATTGTGGCGTCTCACCTGACTTAGTTTGACTTACATTATTAATATTAGATGCGCCAGATATCTTAAGTGTTGGCACAACTACATTTGGAAAAAATCCATTTGCACCTGGTGCTAAAGTAGTTGTCGTTTTACGGTCAGTTGTGTAATTAACAAAAGTTACACTTATACTATTAGAATCGTTATTTACAATAGTATAATTAGCACCAGCAAAACTAATGTCATTTGAATAATAAATGGCTAAATCTAAACCAGTATTTTGTAAAATAGTATAAACGTATTGAAATATGCTAATTGTACTTGAGACATTGTCTAAATTAGGTTTTGCCATATCAAAGGCATCTAATAATCCTAAACCGTCAAATGCTTTTAATTTTATTTCAAATGGCTGAGTTTTTACGACCTGTTCAAAATTATCATTAACAATAAACCCCTGCCAATAAGGAATGTTTGTTGCTGTTGTTGCATTCCAATTAAAATCAGCATCCTCATAATCAATCTCAGTTAAGTTCCATATTGCATTTCCAGTTCCAGCATATTGATAAAATACCTTTACTAAATATTCACGTTCATCAGCATCAAAAAATTCATCGTATGAAACTGTTGTCGTTTCTAATAAACTAATTTCGCATTGTGAGCCTATAATTGGTGAGTATTCATCGTCATTTGCAGTCCATTTAATTACAACAGGCTCAACACCTCCAACCATATCAATAACAGAACCAGAATAACTTTTTTTTAATATTTCAAGTTTTTTTGGAATACCAGATTCATCACTAAATTCCAATCTATATTTTACACCATAACTCATATTATAACAATCTAGACCTGTCTGAATTTGCTCTTTGTAATACTAAAACTAAATCCTGTCCATTTATTGAAAATTGACCACCAACTTCAACTCTTTGTGTTTTGGGTTGTATCATGTTTTGTAGTCTGTCAAGCGGTGCAATAACCTCTGGATTACCTCTATTTGTTCCAATACCTTCACCAACTAAACCTAATGTTGGGCCTGTTACTAAACCACCTTTAGCAAAACCAGTTACACCACCCCCTCCGCCTGTTACTATATTTGCAGCTCTCTTAATTAAACCTCCCATAGCTAATAATGCAATACCAGCCGCAATTGCAGTAAATGGATTTGAAAATGACAACTTTATTGCTTTCATTGCTAATCCAATTCCTATTGCAGCTTTTCCTAAATTAATTGCTATGTCTCCAATCGTACCTAATAGTAAACCAGCAACATCACCCATTTTTATAGAACCAGATGCTAAACCTACGACAACATTTGACAATGCAGATTGAACATTCCCGCTTACGTCCAATAAAATAAGTTTTAAATCATCTTTTGATTTTCTTATTTTATCAATACTATCGGCAATATTAGTTTGTAATTGTGCAAGAGGGTTGCCAGCAACAGTAACGACATCTTGACTAGTTATTTGATTTACAGAAACTACTTGCGCTCTAGTTGACGGACCGCCACCTGTTGCGCCTAAACCAGTAGTTGGTTCTGAAATTACCTTTTCTTCTTTTTTTAAATTAATAAAATCTTTTAATAATTTTATTTGTTCACCACGTTCAATATTTTCTTTACTAATTTTACTAGCTTTTAATTGAATACCGTCAGCATCTTTTAGCAAAAACTTTCTTGTACCAAAACCTAACTTGTTGTTTTCCTCAAGTATTTTGTTATTGGCCTCATAAGTTTTATTTAATTTATTAAGTTTATTCTGAGCATCGTCAAGACTTAATTTTTTTAAATCCTCACCAAAAGCATCTAATTTTTGAGCATCAGTGTGTTTTTTTAATTTTTGTAATGCTGTGACTACGCCTATAATTGCAGTTGCAACTAATATAAAAGGATTAGCTTTCATTGCTGTTGTTAATGCAATAAATGCAAGTCTAGCTTTGGGTAGAATTGTCACTAAAGCTCCGATACCTATTGACAATTTGCCAATAATAATTAATAAGGGTCCAATTCCTGTAAGTAAAGCCCCAAATATTATTATAAGCCTACGAATTTCAGGTGATAAATTTTTAAATTTTTCAGATAAATCACCAACAAATTTAGTTAGTTTAGGTATGTTTTCAGATAAATTAAAAGCATCTACAATGGCAGTACCAAAGTCAGCCAAAGCAATATTCACATTATCTTTAAGTGTTGAAAATGTCCCCCCTAGTGTTTTGCTTAAAGTTTTCATACCGCCCTCAAACTTACCGCCTTCACTTGTTGCATCAATAAAAGCCTGTTGTAAAACATCAAAAGTAACTTTGCCCTCAGATGATAATTGTTTCACTTCACCAGTTGTAACACCCATTGTATTGGCCAACAATTCCAAAATTGGAACACCATTATTAATAAACTGTAATAAGTCTTGATTCATCACTCGACCTGCGGCTGCGGATTGTCCAAATGCAACGGCAATTCTATCTAAATCACCACCAGCTACGGCAGCAATATCACCCATACTTTTAAGGCTTTCAAAAGCCTGGTCAGCCGTAAGACCAAAACCCATTAAAGTATTATTTGCCCTAACTAAATCTGGTAATTGAAAAGGAGTTGTTGCTGAAAATTGAACAAGTCGCTCAAAAGCATTTGCTCCTGCTTCAGCCGAACCAGTTAAGACGTCTAATGTTGTTCTAAGTTTTTCAAAATTAACTGTTTGGTTTAATGCAACACCGCCTAAAATAGTTAATGGAGCTGTAAGACCCATAGACAGGTTTTTTCCTATTTCAGCTGTCTTTTTACCAAAAGCATTTAAACGGCTAGATGCTTTCATCATTGCCGCATCAAAGTTTTTGACATTTGCTAATATGTTAACTCTTAAATTATTTTCTGCCATGGTGAGATTTTATGTAAATTTACAAAATTATAGTTTCTTAAGTGGAACCCAATTGGCATTTGCCATTTTTTCTTCTAACTCTTTAAGTTTATCAATATCGCCTTTAGGTTCAAATGATTTATTTTGTTTTAAATTATCAATCGGCAATTCAATAACATCTTTTGGTTTTATCATTTGTGAACGCTTTGTGCAATTCACATTGTGAATCATACTGATTAACTGTCTAGCTCTCTCCCAATCTCTGTTTTCTTTTGTTTGATATGCCTCAGACATAAGCGCATTCTCGGCCCATGTATTACGCCAAAAATGGTCAGGCAATATACCTACTCTGCCAATAAAATAATCAATGATTGTATTAAAGTCTATTGGTTCCGATTTGGATTCGGATTGTTTTTTTTTTCTGTCTGTCTAAGTTCATTATTTAAATCAACGCCTAAGACTTTAGATTCAGACATTGTATTTATAACTTTTGTAATCTCATCAGAGGAAATCTCATCTAACCACATACCTACTTTAAAAACATTGTAATCAACTGGAATGTTGTTTTCGGAATCGTAAGCAATTAAACCAGAATAAACTAAAGCTCTAAGCTGTGCAAGTGAAAAACCTTTTTGAAAAACCTCTCCAATCTGTTCTATTCCAACACCTAGCTGGTCCGTAAACTCAGCCCAAAAGTTCATTGAGAAATGTAAGGTTCGGTTTTTGCCACCAATCTTAATGGTGATATAACCTCTTTTTTTATTTTTTGTCATTCAATATTATGCATTCGTTGATTTAGAGATAGTTCCAGTTAATGTTAAAGTACCGCTAAAAGTAGCTGGTGATTCCATTTCTGCGCTATGCTCTAATGAACTAATGATGCAACTAGCTGAATAAACAGCATCACCTGAAACCGCAGTTCCAAATATTGCTGTGACAGTGTTTCTAGCTAAATAAGCATCAGTCAATGTAATAATACTAGTTGAATCATCATATTTGATAAGACCCTCAAAACTTATTTCACCAGACATAACACCAGGAATATACTCAGCAAATCCAGATGAATCTTTTGATGTTGCCTCAGGTGTGTCAGCCGATAAACTTAAAGAACATGAAGTTGTGTGTCCAATGATTCCGCCATTGTATTTTAATACTAAAATTGACCCATTAAAAATTCCAGTTGTAGCCATTTGATATAAATTTTATTACTGTAAATATACGAAATAAAAATTTAGTTATTTTTTCTTTTCACTAGACTTTTCAGATGATTCGTCAACTTTGGTTTCATCGATTATTTTAACAATAGCTTGAGCAATTGGCAGCTGTTTTATTGGCAATTCATTTAATAAACTATTAATTTGGGACATTTTTTCTTGAGATATTTTAAACATAACTTTATAAATTTAGCTAAAATTAAAAATTATTTTTGATTTTTAATCATTATTTCATGACAAATAATCTGTTTTAAATAGTTTTCAGATATGCCAGATTCTTTAATCCAGTTTATATAATCCTCTTTATTAGCCTGACCTCTTGGTATATAATTATTAGGGTCAGGATTTAATAAATCTATTTCACCAGGCACAGTATAATATTTTTTTGATACTTGGTCAGTACCAGTATATTCAAATTTAATTGTTTTTATAACATAATAGAGTTCACCCTGTTTTAGGACAAATTCAACTTTCACTATATTCCAATCATAAAGAATATCCATTTTACCAACTTGGTCTTAATGTAACATCAACTGGATTTTCTAAAACTGATATCTGACCTGATAGATTGCTTTTCATAGAATCAACATCTAGTGAAGCTTCTAACCAACCCACAACATCAGACTTTTTTAGTTCGCTATATTCAACAAAATTATCTTTGTCATATGCAACTGAATGTGTACCAATCATATTTACATTGTGGTCGCCTTTGTTAGCACTGTAACCCCAATGCACATTATATATAACATTGTCTTTTGAATCTTCTTTTATCTTTGCATCTAAGGCATTGATAACCCAACTGTAACTTAT